CACCGAAGACCATGAATCCAAGGTCAAGAGTTGAGTCCGACAACGCCGGCAACACTTCGGTCAAGACATACGGAGCACCCCAGATTGTGGCACCCACACTGCCGTTGACACCTGGGTTCCAGATGTAAAGGCCAGTGTTTGTATCCTTGATTCTTCGCAACACACCTAGCATCGTTCTGTGGAAGTAGAACTTCCCGTTCTGGGCTGATGGAGTTGGAACTCCGTCCATGGCCGATGACAGATCGTCAAAGTCAACCGTGGACATTCCGCCGGCTAATCTTACGACGTTGGTGCCGGCGATTTTGGTGATACCAGTCGTGGCATCGGTGAAGACGATTTCGTCCTGGGCCTTTGCATAAGCTCGGGCAAAATCTTTGACTAATTCGTTGTAGATATCTACAGCCGAATCCTCTTCAAGTTCTTCGGTAACAATCGCGATACCGATATACTTTTCGAGATCGATTGAGACCTCGTCCAGGGTCAATTTGGATGGAGTGCCTTTTCCAAGTTCACTTTGCTTGGAGACAGTGACACCAGCTGTTTTCTTTCGAGATGAAACGGTTACGCGGTTCGTTCGGCGAACATTGGCGTTTGCAACAGCAACACCATACTGCTCTTCTAATCTGCGGACTTCCGCAATGAACTCTTCCGGGGGAACAAGATATCCACCATCAGCGTCAGCTCGTTCTGTGCCCTGATAGTCAGTGATATCCTTGATTCTGGCTTGTGCATCGGCATCGCCACTTAGAGCTTTCAAGAAATAAAGCATCTTCATTTCTTTGGCAAGCTCGCCCTCGCCACCCTTATCATCGCCGTTGCCGACAACTTTCTTGGTGACGATTTTCTCATTGGCCTCAAGTGCCTTTGAGACCGCATCAGAAACTGATTTTTCAACCATTTCCTTAACGGTTTCGCCGAGAGCTTTGACGATCTCGTCAGAAACTTCGACTTCTTTCACTTCGAATTTTTTCTCAAGTTCAGCAAGTTCGGTCTTCTCATCTTCCGAGATTGTGCCCTCTTCTTGCTTCTTAAGAAGTTCTTTTAACTTATTCATGTTAACTCCTTATTTGCTTGTTCAGATCGGCGATCAATAACTCTGCGGTTTTGTCGATAATCTGAACGGTTTTCTTTGCTTTGACCAGCAATATTTTTTGCTTTTGAGGTGATCGACCATTCCCTTGTTCGGTAGCTTGGGCTAATAGATCGCCGGTAGCCGAACTAGCTTTTTTCAAAATATTTGTTAAATCATCTGATCCTTTTTCTTCCGATGTGCCGTCATCCGCTTTCAGAACTGCGTCAATTGCTTCCCTGGCGGCCACCAGTGCGTCACGGTTCTTTGCACTGAGCACTTTGCCTGTCTTGGTCTTGGCTGTCTTCGTTTCTGGTTCGTCTGGGTCTATGTCCTCATCTTTGTCAATATCCTCATCCTCGTGGCTCTCATCGGCTTTTTCGGTGCTTTCTGTTTTCAATATTCCGAGTTCCATGAATGCTTTGGCCTGGACCAATGCTTCGGCGTTGGCCGGTACTGGCACAACGGAATATTCAAGCATCTCTGACTTCGTCCATCGATACCCATTGATCTTTTCATCATAGGTTCCATCGGTTGGTATAAATCCAATTGAGAATGCACTCACATAGCCATTTTTGATAGCATTGTAAACTTTCATCGAGAACTCATCATCCGGGTTGAACTCCATTTTGGAGACGATCTGGCCGTCTTTGTTTTTGGAGATATTGATCGCTTTGGCTATCGGCAAGGATGAGTAGTCATGTGCCCATAGTACAACAGGATTCTTTTTAAACTGCTTGAGGTCGACACCATCAATCTCAAGGATTTCGCCGTGTCGATCAATCGTATTAGTTGCAATTATCGCTTCAATTTGGTTGTCGCCGATGGCTTTGGTTTCGGCCACAAACTTTGCCCGGTACATGAAGCCGGCATTTTCACGATGCTTATTCAAAATCTCTGCTAGTAGTTTTTTTAATTTTTCGTCCATGGTAACTCCTCTTAAAAAAGACCTCGGGTCCCGATCACCACGGCCGTAGCTCTGCTACTCTGCAATGCATAAAGCACGCTTCTTGCCGACTAATTAAAAGCCGGGTTATACGCGGTGATGATTGGGCTCAAGGCCTCTTTCTTTTTCTATTATAACATATTGATCAAGTTGTCAACAATTTTCTTTTTTATTTCGGTATCTAAATAACATTTCGATTACTTGGCCAATCACCGCAATCGTCACGGCTCCCAATATCCAAATCAAAAGCGACATCTCTGTTTCCATTTTGACTATTTTATTGGCTTGATTGCCCTGCTCCGAATTCATAACCGCCACATGCTCTTGGATGTCAGTCGTTTTCTCGCCAAGAGTTTGCAGTTGGGTATTGATTTGGATTAGCAGATCATGATCGCTATCGGCCATGGTATCTTTCCTTGTTAATTGGTGGTTGGAGAGAACCAGTGACCGAACTTAATCGGTGTGGTTCTCTCCTGGGGGTCACCCTCGAGGGGTGGTTCGCCTTACCGGCGAATTGGTATTCCCTATTTTGAATAGGCAACACTTAATTTACTGGTAAGGATTTTTACCTCATAGTATTGTTTCCACTGCAATTTTAATGAACCATTATTGATCTTATTAATGTGATTACAACTTCGGCACTTAATCTCGCATTGTGCCACTTGGCACTTTTTCATCAGTAGTGCGTTGCATTTTTGGCAATGTATTTCCATTTTACACCGGCAATATTGTACACTCACAATTCGGGTGGACTGGTGGCTCACCTATGTCTTCGAAATCAGCCGTTAGTTGTCCACCGTCTGCTCCCTGAATGGGATCACCCAAATTGTAATAATTTTCCGCCAGACCGATCTTCTTTCCGTCCAGCTCTGCACAATATTCACAGCAATTGGGATTGGCAAACCATTCTTTCTCGCTTACCACTCCGCTTTGATAGTACGCTTCTACCGCACTCTTATTTGAGGCAAATGATGTTTCGGTCCTGGCTACTCGTTCGGTCTTGTAGCTTTTTTCTGTCTTGTAGACATCATTGACCCGATTGACCAGTTTGCTTAAACTCTCGCCATTTGAGAGTCCCTCGGTCAGGGTCTGCACCAATGCTTCTTTTCTGGCTTTTACTGACTCCGGCACGAATTTGCCTACTCGTTTGGCGACATAGTTTTTGACATTTTCTGATAGCTCGAACTTCAAATCTAGTGCCAATAAATCTATTGCCAATTGGCCCTGCTCCATCATGAGTTCTAGAATGAGAGGTTCTATTGTCCTCGAGAATGCCTTGGCCGATTCGTTTTCGTCCGGAATCCAGTCCTCGAATGCTTTGGTTACGGCCTTGGATTTAATACGCCTGACAACCTCTTTGCGTTCATCTTCGAGAGAATTATTCCAGTTATTTGCAAATTTCTTTTCCCACTCTCGAGCCGTTCGGTACAGCATTACTCTGAAGTTTTCTTTGGCTTCCTTTTGCAGTACGATCTTTTTTTTGTCGTGACTGTGATTGTGGTGTGCTGGCAGTGGGGTTGGGGGAGTCGGGATAAGTTTTTTGGTGATGATTTTTAGTTTCAATATCTTGCCCTGTGGTGAGGCAGGTTCGCCGGCTGGGATCATATTGATCGGAATGAGCACGCTGTTGGCTTCGGTGCTCTCAATGGCTGGTAGGTCGTCTTTAGCTCGCTTTTCGTTGATGGTCATGTATGCGGCGTTGTTGAGATATGATGCTTTTTCGACTTTGTCCTCTGGCACTATCGATTCGAATCCAATCTCAAGGTTGGTTCCAAAACGAGGGACGAGGTACGCTTGCAGTGCATCGCGGATTCTGTCGACTTTCGGTGTGACTACATTCTCGAGGAATATTCGTCTGGCATTTTTTCCATTGTTCAGTGCAACATCGTCAACAATTCCGAGAATCGGCTTTGATACTCGGAACATGAACATGATGTCTTCTTTGGAGATATCTTTTAGGTCTTTGAGGGCAATGTCAGAATATCCCGAGCCAATTTTCGTGAACTCAATTTCCGAGTTGCGGATGAATGCTGTTTTTCCGGCGTTGTTTGGTCCGCCATATTGTCTTGCCCACTCTCCTTTTATCTTTTCAAAATCTTCCTGGGTGATCTTGCCGTTAAATGAAACTATGCCGGTTGGCATAGCGTTGTTGGCCATAAAGTTTTTTGACCATTTGGCGGTCACCTGCTCTGTCTGAATGTAGTCCATGCCGGCTTCGATTACTCCCATACCTCGCAGTGGATTCTTCGGGTTTGGAAGCTTGTGCGGAATGATCTCTTCTTTGGTTAGCGGAATCCTGTGCCCCTTGCCATCATTAAAAACATATCCGGCTACGGTGTTATCGGTTTCGCTGACCGCAACATCCATTTGAGAACCTTTAAGCAGATATATTTGCTTTGGCTTACGGCTCACTTCGCCATATGGCATGTACCAGAACATCTCGCCCTCTAGTTCCATGAATGTCTGGTGCATTTCTATGAGTTGGAATCCAGTCGTGTCAGGGTTTGGGTTCTGAAGCAATTGCAATATTTCGTGGTTGGGAATTTTGACTTTATTGCCGTCCGGCTTAATCTGATTCACAAACCATTGTACTTTGGCCGCCTCTTCTGCGATCGAGCCGACACATGGATAAACATAGTTCTTGTATTGATAGACGAACTCCTGTCGTGTAAATCGTCCGACTGAGTTCCATCCTGAT